TCGGACAGGTATGGCGCTGGGTGTACATGACCCGCGAAGCCCTCGCCGAACGCTTTGGCGAGGAGATGGCCCGCCGTATCCCGATGGATCAAGGGCCAGATCAGTTAAACGCCTACCGCGACAGCAAACGCCAGCAGAACCTTGCGAAGATTTGTGAACTTTGGGACAAGGAGACGCTGAAGGTCTATTGGTTCTGCAAGGGGATGCCACAGGTCATTGATGTACGCGATGACCCGCTCGGCCTTGAGGGATTCTTTCCGTGTCCGAAGCCGCTCTATGCGACGACGACCTCGGATAACCTCGTTCCCGTTCCCGATTTCGTGCTGTACCAAGATCAGGCGATGGAGTTGGACATTCTGTCCGACCGCATTGATGGCTTGGTCAAGGCGTTGCGCGTGCGTGGCGTGTATGACGCATCCCAGCCCGCCCTCCAGCGTTTGATGACCGAGGGCGACAACAACGCGCTGATCCCGGTGGACAAGTGGCAAGCCTTTAGCGAGAAGGGTGGCCTGAAGGGCAGCATTGACTTGCTCCCGCTAGACACTCTCGCCCAAGCCCTGCTGCAATGCTATCAAGCCCGCGCTGACATCAAGGGCCAGATATACGAAATCACGGGCATCGCCGACATCATCCGTGGTCAGTCGGCTGCGAGTGAGACGGCAACCGCGCAGCAGATTAAGGGCCAGTACGCAGGGCTACGCCTCCGCTCCATGCAGGAGGATGTGGCTCTATTCGCCACAGAGGTTATTCGGCTCAAGGCGCAGATCATGTGCCTTAAGTACCAGCCCAAGACCATTCTGGAATACGCCGCTGCTAACCAGATGAGCGAACAGGATCAGCAGTTGATCCCGCAAGCCCTTCAGTTGTTGCAGAACAAGCCGCTGCGTAACTTCCGCATTGACATCGCTGCCGACAGCCTTGTGCAGATTGACGAGATGCAGAACAAGCGCGACCGGCTGGAGTTTATCCAAGCGTTCGGCGGCTTCTTGCAGCAAGCCCTTCCGGTTGGGCAGAACGCCCCCGAGATGGTGCCGGTCATGGTTGACCTCCTTAAGTTCGGCGTACAGGCGTTCAAGACGGCCCGCCCGCTTGAGGGCGCATTGGATCAGGCGTTGGAGCAAATGAAACAGTCTGCCGCACAGCCGAAGGGCAACCCAGAGGCCGAGGCAATGCAAGCACAGGCGCAAGCCGAGATGCAGAAAACGCAGATGACGATGCAAGCCGACGCTGCCAAGACGCAAGCGCAGATGCAGATGGAACAGGCCAAGATGCAGCAGGAAGTTGCGTTGGAGCAACAGAAGCAGCAGTTTGAGGCCCAACTCAAGGCGCAGGAACTCCAGCAGAAGGAGCAGATGGAACGGTTCAAGGCCGAACTGGACGCTGCGACGAAGGTGATGGTGGCGCGTATCCAAGCGAATCCGGGCCTAGACATCCCGATGTTGGAGGCGCAGCAACAGGTCACCGAGCGCGTGGTGCAGGACATGGGCGCAGAGGTCAAGGCCGCGATGGATCGCCTCGCTGCCCTCTACGAGAACATGGCCTCCGCGCAGACCGAAGGTATGTCGGGCATCCGTACCGCGCTTGCCTCGCTGACCGGCCCGAAGCGCATCGTCCGTGGCCCCGATGGGCGTGCGGTCGGCGTAGAGACGGTGCAGCAGACCGTAGAGATGGCACCGCAGATGAGGCCGCAGTAATGGCGACCGTACAGACAACCCGTGGCGAGATGGACGAGGCCGACCTTGTAAAGAAGGAAGGCGCGATTGAGAACGACCACGAATTTACGAAGTGGGTGGAATACTGGTTTGAGAATGAACTTGTCCACAGGTCGGTTCATGTCCACCTGAAGCAAGTCCCCGCGCTATTCCCAGAATTGGAGAAGTTCTAATGGCTAACACACAGGCAATGGCAACATCGTTCAAGGTGGAAATCCTTGGCGGCGTTCACGCCATCGGCACCCCGCCGACCCGCGCCACGACGGCGAAAGATACGTTCAAGGCTGCGCTATACCTTGCAACGGGATCGCTCGGTGCGGGTACGACGGTTTATAGCGTCACGGACGAAGTGAGCGGCGCAGGGTACACAGCGGGCGGCATCACCGTCACCAATGCCACCTCGCCGACCTCTAGCGGCACGACGGCGTATTGGACACCCTCGGCCTCGCTGACGTACTCCAACGTCACGCTGACCACCGCCTTTGATGCCGTCCTCATCTACAACAGCACGCAGGGAGACAAGGCCGTTGCCGTGTATACGTTTGGCAGTCAGACCGTGACGAGCGGTAACTTCATTCTGACGATGCCGACGAACGATGCCAGCACCGCCCTCCTCCGTATCGCGTGATGAACCGTGGCGAAAGGCCCGTGGGACACAGGTACTTGGGATGATGCCGAATGGGACAGTCTCCCGGTCACCAGCAACGTCGGAACTGGCGGCGTTGGTAGCCTTGGCGTATCCCGATCCGATGCCCTCGTCGGAGAAGCCGCTACGGGTGAAACCGGCACGGCGACCGCGCAAACGACCCGCGCCATCAGCGGCGAAAGTGCGTCGGGAGCAACGGGTAACGTCGGAGCAAGCCCTTCTGCGGGCCTTGCGGGTGTCACCGCTACAGGTGAAGTGGGAGACGTTGCCGAAAGCACCGTCGTTGGACTCTCGGGAGTCAGCGCCACAGGACAAGTTGGAGACGAAGCCGATGAAATTACAGTCGCTTTATCAGGCTTGGACGCGAATGGCGCGTTGGGCCAAGTCACAAGTGTTCCATCCGTCGGGTGTACCGGCGTGGAAGCGACGGTATCAGTTGGGAATGTCACCGCTAGCGTCCAGCCCGTCATCATCGTCGGTACGGACTCGCACGAAGGCGACAAAAAGCGCACTAAAAAGTGGAAAGACGAGCAAGAAGCGCGGGAAAGACGCAAGAGGGAACTGATAGAGGTATATGAGGAGTTAGTAGAAGGCAGACCGACGGTCGCAGCGGCACTTGTTAAGCCCTATATAGAGGCCAAAACACGCAAAACTGCCGACCCGACGATAGATTGGAACCGATTACTAACCGATTTGGAGCGAGTGGAAGCGATTTACCGCGAACACCGCGAAATGGATGACGAGGACGTATTGTTACTGCTATGAAACGGACATGGGTTTACGTTGACGGCGAGATGGTAGAACGCAAGCGCGATGACAAGGGGCGCTATCACTACCTATTCCCCGAATTTAAGCCGTACAAGTCCATGATTGACGGTCGGATGATTACGTCCCGAGAGCAACACCGTCGCCACCTCAAGGCGAACAACTGCATTGAGGTCGGCAACGAAGACCCGCTCAAGCACGGCCCAAAACAGGGCAAAAAGAACGAGCGGTTAGAGGTGCTACGGCACCAATTAGCGAATATGACTCACGCCGAGGCCAACAAGATCATGGCCCGTCTGCGCGATGACCTACGGTTCACTCATAATCCCCACAGGAACAGGTGACTTTCATGGATCAGACCGAAACCACACCGGCAACCCCGGAAGTTGAGGCCGCAGACCGCAAGGAACTGTTGGCGCAGCAATTTGAGGCCGCAGAACGCGGCGACGATGTAGCCCCGTCAGGCCGTGACGATAAGGGCCGCTTTGCGTCACGGGCGACTCAAGTTGAGCCACCGGCGACTCAATCAGAACCCGCCGAAGAACCCGTATGGGCCAAGCCGCCCGCGTCGTGGAAGAAGGATTACCACGATGTCTGGATGACGGCTGACCCCAAGATGCGCGAATACGCATGGCAGCGCGAAGAACAGATGCGAAAGGGCGTAGAGCCGCTGCTTTCCAAGGCGCAGTTTGCCGATGCGATGAATCAGGCGCTTGAGCCGTACTTGGAAATGGCAGAGAACCAAACCCTGCTATCCGAAATCAACAGTTTCGCCGACAAAGCGGAACATTTTGAGGAAGCGCGTCCGACAATGATTCAGTTACTCCAGAGCGGAGTGGCAGAAACATTGGAAGATGCTTACGATAAGGCTATTCGCCTTAATGAGGACTTGTTTAATCGCGTGCAGTCAGCCCGACAGGCAGAAGTGGCTGCTAAACAAGCCCAAGAGAAAAACAGGGCAGCGAAAGCCGCCCGAGCAGCAGCGGTCAGCGTCAGAGGTTCCACACCCGGAACTAACACGGCTCCCAAAGCACATAGTCGCCGTGCATTACTGGAGGAAGCATTTGATGAATCCAGCGCACGGTTGTAATTAACTGATTAGGAGTAAATAAAATGGCATTTGCCAATTCCTCTATCAGCGACATCATTGCTACTAACATTCAGAGCCGTAGTGGTGAACTCGCTGATAACGTGACGAACAACAATGCGTTGTTGCGTCGCCTGAAGGAGCGCGGGAACGTTAAGACGTTCTCGGGCGGTAACGTGATCCTTCAGGAAATCATGTACAACGACGAGACTACGAACAACACCAACTCGTACTCGGGTTACGAAGTGTTGAACGTCGGTCAGAACTCGCCCATTTCGGCGGCCCAGTTCAGCATCAAGCAGTACGCTTCTGCTGTGTCTATCTCGGGCCTTGAGATGATCCAGAACAGCGGCAAGGAGGCCATCATTGACCTTCTTGACGGTCGTATGGAAGTGGCCGAGGCGCAGTTGGCGAACCGCATCAGCGG